ATTCTTTTCATATTCGTTTTCAAAAATTGTTACAATTCTTTTTGATATTTCTACTTTGCAACTATAATCACCAATTTTAAACGTTTGTGTCGATGATGATAATGAGTTGTACGCACTCTGTGTTAAGTTTGTATATATTGTATTTTCAGTTAAATTATCTAAATTTGTCGTTTTTGTTATTTTCTGATAAGCGTATACAGTAGCATTTGTGTATTCAAATGGCGTCATTGAAACGGATTCTGCTTCGACTTTATATTTTTCATTAATGTAATCTAGAAATTGTTCCTGTCTTAGTGGCCAATCCCAGAGCGGGTCGAGAATATTGTTTGAATATAAAACAATCCAATAACGATACGGACTATTGTAATATTTTTCGGCGACTATCTCTGGTGTATCACTATCTTGTATAGAATATTGATAGAATAACATAGGATTGTTTTGAAATTCATTAAGCAAAGTTGCTCTTGTAAGAATGTTTGTCAAAACAATTGAATTTCCATTTTGATCCGGTGTTATAACCTTTGGTAATGAATTGAAATAAAACATTAGTAACCTTCTTCGATACGATTTTTGTCGATAATGAATATTTCTTTAAACGACATTGTTATAACAGTTTGTACAGAAGAACCATCATTAAAACTTGCCCAACCGTTCGGTGAATAGTCTACATCGATTGCTTCGAGGACACATTCGCCGATTCTGTTTACATTTAAATTCTCTTCACCGTTGAATAAAAACTTAATCTTAAAAGTATCAGGTACTCTCAAGAAAATTGATTGTTCTGTCACAAACCCAGGTTCAAATTTCGGTGCAGATGCTTTCTTAAATACTTTGATGATATTTTGAATCGCTGATGCTTCTGCTTGATTTTTTGGCGAAAGAATAAATGAAAATTGAAATTTTCTGAAATCAATACCCTCAAATAAAACTTGAAGTTGTGGGTTTTCAGCATAACCTACACTTGATAGTGCAAAAGGTGTTAAGTTTGTGCCAAGTTTTTTATCAATTTTTTGAGCCGCAAATTGCCTAAAAAAGGGATCATTTATAAGGTTTTTTACTCTTTGCGAGGCACTCTGATTACTTTTGATTGAATCAATTATGGTCGAACCTGCTTGTGCTAAAAATAATGGCTTACCAAGTGCCGCAGTCAAACTGTCATCAGAATATTTTGCAGCATATTGAACGTTTACTGTATCTGGTACATAAAGTGCAACGGTGTCGCCGTCTTTTCTTTTTGGTCCAGTTCTAAGTGAAGAAACAAATTCTTGATATGCGTTTACGGCAAAATCCAATGCATTTTTTGCTTCAATTGCAGCTTCTGCTGCTAATTGTGATGGATTTAAGGTCAAAACACGTTCCGTTTCTTGCAAAAATTCTCTTGTGGCGTTGATCCCGGATTGTAATCTCTTTAAAGTGAACAAATCTTCATTTGATTCAATACCTCTAGGCGCCGATTCAACTTGTTCTTGAACAGTGAAAGTGATTACATGCCCACGATTTGATGCACCCAAATCTGATGGGAATTGAAAAATATTATTTACGTACTTATTTTGATATAGATTTCTTAGTGGTCCGATTGGTGTACTACCAGTCGTAGGCACTCTTAGACCAGACACGATGACTGGTGTTGTAATTGAACTTTCTGCCATGTTTTTATTCTCTAGAGGATGATGACATATATACTTATTTATATGTTTTGTTGGAAAGTTAAAAAATGGCATATTCTGGAAAATTTTACCCTCAAAACCCAGGAAAATACAAAGGTGATTACAACAACATAATCTATCGTTCATCTTGGGAATGCAGAGTGATGAATTGGCTCGATAAAAATGAAAATATCGTTGAATGGGGCTCTGAAGAATTTTCAATACCGTATAAGTCTCCTGTTGATGGTAAATATCATCGTTATTACCCAGATTTCTTTGTGAGAGTTAAGCAAAAAGATGGTATAATCAGAGCAATGGTTATTGAAATAAAGCCGAAGAAACAAACAAAACCCCCTCAAAAGAAAAAGAGAGTCACGAAACAATACATTCAAGAAGTTGTTACGTGGGGTATAAATGAAGCGAAATGGAAAGCAGCAACTGAATTTTGTACAGACAGAGGATGGGCTTTCAAAGTTTTAACTGAAGATGATATAGCTTTCACATAATTGGAGATACTATGATTAGATTGCATGTTCTTGCTGTGCCGCACACAGCATCTACGAAAGAATATACTGTGTGTGCTTTTACCCAGAAGGTAATTAACTTCTGTAAAATGTACAAAGAACAGGGTATGTACGTTATTCACTACGGGCATGAAGCATCAGATGTTATATGTGATGAACATGTTACAGTGACAACACAAAAGCTTCTAGATGATGCATATGGCATATATGATTGGAAGAACCGAGGGCTTAAGTACGTCATGGGTGATATCGTACAGAGAACATTTAATGAAAATGCGATTCGTGCGATTGCAAAAAGAAAACAGCCCGGCGATATCATACTTTGCTTTTTCGGCAATGCACAGCAAGCAGTTTGTGAAGCACACTCTGATTTGTTTTGCTGTGAACCGAGTATTGGTTATCCGTCAGCATTTGCGCCGTACAAAGTTTATGAATCATATGCAGTCATGCATGGGCTTCAGGGTCAATCGAAGATTTCAAACGCAGAGTATAAATTCTATGATGTTGTAATACCTTCCGGCTTCGATCTATCTGAGTTTGAGTTCAGAGAGAAAAAAGAAGGTTACTTCTTAATGTGCGGGAGAATAATCTGGTCGAAAGGCGTTGATATTGCATCACAAGTATGCGAAAAATTGGGTATGAAACTTATTCTTGCCGGGACAACGAACGGACCAGAAGATTGCAATCTCGGCGATAAATGGCCTGATCACGTTGCGTATGTTGGTTATGCTGATGTAGAAAAACGGAAAAAATTGATGGCTGGTGCAAATGCTCTTTTTTGCCCAACGATCTACAACGAACCATTCGGCTACGTAGCAATTGAAGCAATGCTCTCTGGTACACCTGTAATCACTGTTGACTGGGGTGCATTTACTGAGACTGTACAGCACGGCGTGACTGGCTATCGTTGCCGTACTTTTGAACAGTTTCTCTGGGCGGCAAAGAACATTGACACAATCTCACCGCGAGCATGTAGAGAATGGGCTGAGAAGAATTACAGCTTTGAAAAAGTTGGTAAGATGTATAAAGAATATTTTCAGTCACTTCAAAATCTGTCCGGCGGTGGCTGGTATACAGAAAACGAAGAGAGACGAGAACTTGAATGGCTCACGAAAGAAATGCCACAAATGCCAAAGACATTCTCGAACATTCTTAACTTACTGAATCGTAACTTGAATGGAAAAATTAATTTTATACAAATCGGTGCAATGGACGGCATTAAATTCGATGATCTTCATTTGTATATCAAGAATTTTAATTGGTCTGGCTATCTCGTAGAACCATTACCTGAGAAATTCAATAAGTTAATGTATAACTATCAAGATGTTGGAGGGCTTTCTTTTGAATGTTCCGCGATTACAAACTTTGACGGTGAGGTAGAAATCTATACTGTTCCACAAGAGAAGATTGGGGATGGCACTGTACAAGAATGGGCAGAAGGTTGTTCAACACTTACACCTAAAACACATATCGAGCATTTAGTTCCGCATATGGTTCCTCAAATAGTGAATGCAATGACATTCAATACATTCGCTAATAAATGGAATATACAGTCGAATGATATCGATTTTATACAAATCGATACTGAAGGTTCCGACTACGATATTATGCTTCAGATTATGGATTCGAATATTCGACCGAAACTATTCAAAATCGAAATTGCACACATTACATATACGAAAGCATTCTATATTCGCTGGCTTCTAGAGAAAGAAAACTATAAAACATTCATCGACAACTATGATTTAGTCGCTTATAGGTTCTAATATAAATAATAACTATGGGAACAAAATTAATAGAAATAACAAAAAAAAGGTCTGCTCTAGATTATGCATTTTTATCTAGAGAGTCTTATGATTGGTTTCAAAAGGAAGTTAAGAAATTAAATTCGCCCATTGATTTGGCTAAAGAAATTGCAAAATTGCGTAGAAAAGCACCATTTGAAGTTGGTGGTTTATATACTTATTTCTATGATCCGCTTCATAAAGATAAACTACCATATTATGATACTTTTCCGCTTGTCATACCTTTGTCATTGTTGCCGGATGGTTTTATAGGTCTTAATCTGCATTACTTATCGCCGATGAAACGTGCTTTATTTCTAGATAAACTCATTGATTTTGATCCATATAGCACGAAAGATCAAAAGAAAAGAATAGATGTCGCTTACGATATGTTAAAGGCAACTAGTTCGATGAAAGAATATAAGCCGTGTCTTAAACGTTATTTGAATACACAAATAAGATCGAGAATCATACCAATAAAAACAAGCGAATGGGAAACTGCATTGTTTTTACCAACTGCTAATTTCGTTGGTGCTAAAAATGCTGAAGTATACCGAGATTCAAACAAAAGGATGCGCTAATGGCAAAAGGTTCAATATCACAGTTTTTAACTAGCTTTAAAAACGAATTAGCCCGTCAAAATCATTTTGAAGTTGACATAATGTTGCCTAGCGGCCTTTCGACCTATGGTGATTTTAGTCGTAGCAATTTAAACTTACGCTGTGAAGCAACTGAATTGCCAGGAAGAAGTTTGCTCACTGCGCCGATGAAAGTTTATGGTGTCGAGGAAAAATATCCATATTTGTCGAACTTCAATGATATAACACTAACTTTCATTGTCACGGATACAATGATTGAAAAGAAAATATTTGAATCATGGATTAACTTCATACATCCGTCTTCTACTTTTAATTTTAAGTATAAGAATCAATATGCGACTGAAATGAAAATTATACAGTATGATATGAGAAAAGAAGAATCATATAAAATTAAATTGTTAAATGCATATCCAATTGGAACGAATCAACTTGATCTGAACTGGAATTCAGAGGGATATCATAAACTAACAGTTTCATTTGTTTATGATAAATGGGAAGATATGAGTGAAGCAAGTATTGATGCTCTTGATTTGGAAATTAGCAATGAAAAATCAAATATTCCAAGTTTAACAAAAAATGAAATTGTTTATCGCGGCGAAACATTTTCAACACCGACAATAGTACCATGAAATGAGGTTTAATTTATGCCATTACCAAAAATTGATACACCAATATATGACTTGACATTACCACTATCAAACAAAAAGATTCGATATAGACCTTTCTTAGTGAAAGAACAGAAAAATCTATTGATGGCCATCGAATCTGATGACCAAGAATCAATTCAAGAAAACATCAAACAAATTCTAAGAAACTGTACTCTTACAGAAGACATCGACATCGATGATCTTCCTGTTATAGATATTGAATATTATTTCATTAATCTTCGAGCAAAATCTGTCGGTGAAGTTATCGAAAATAAATATCGTTGTGAAGCAATTGTTGATGATAAAAAATGCAATAACGTCATGGAAACAACGATCAATTTACTTGACATCAAAGTTGATGGATTAGTTAAAGATAACGATGTAATTCAACTGAATGATAAGATTTCAGTGAAGATGCGATATCCTAAATTTTCTGTTCTCAAGTCTGTTAAAGATATGAACAAGATGGCGGATATTGCAATGAAAATGGTTGCTGAGTCAATTGAATATATTTACGATGGTGAGCAATTTTATTATTCGAGAGAAGCAACAGAAAAAGAACTTCTCGAATTCGTAGAATCATTGAACCAAAAACAGTTTGAAAAGATAGAAAAGTTTTTCGATTCTTTGCCTAAGCTGCAAAGAAAAGTGCAAATGACATGTTCAAAATGTGGTTTTCAACACAACTTTGATATAGAAGGACTAGAAAATTTTTTCGGTTAATATTTCGTCATGATAACCTGCAAAATTATTATAGAACTAATTTTGCGTTGATGCAACATCATAAGTATTCTTTGACAGAATTAGAATCAATGATGCCGTGGGAAAGAGATATATACGTTTCATTATTAATACAGCATATTGAAGAGGAAAATGAGAAGATAAAACAATTAAACAATCAAAGAAGAAGTAAATGAACGAAGAAAAAAAAGCTGCCCTTGGAAATATTTTTCGAGGGCTTTTTGTATCTGAAAGACCGGGTGATATAACACCAACTGTTTCACTTCGTGATGTGAGTACTTTATTTTCTAGAACAAAATCTGAGGAATATGAAGAGAAAGAAACGAGAGTAAAAAGAAATAAGAATACAAAAAATTATGAAGAAGTGTCAGGCGCAACTAAAGAGAGAGTGCAAAGAAGATATACCGAACTAAAGAATAAAAGATCATTAGAGAAAATTGCTAATGATATTTTAAAAACGGTAATAGAAATTCAAACGTTCGAATATAACAACACTGAATATAAAAAAGCACTAAACGAATATAGATCAATAGCTGAGGCAAGAAGACACAAAGAAATAATGAAAGTCTTCGAAGGCGCTATTGGCAAAGAGTCTATGCCTAAAATAGTTGATGTAAAAAAAGAAAAAGATAAAAGCGGATTACCACTTCTACTTGGCGGCGCAGCAGTTGGTGCGATTGCACTAATGGCACCAACAAGAGTATTTTCAAAAGAAATAGAAAATGCGTTTGATGAAAATACATTAAAGAGTGGATTAGAAGAAATCAATAAAATTGCCGATGATGCTGAATTAAATAACTTAGATGCAGAGTTCTCTGATTTAGAAGTTGATTTTGATATACCAGATATTCTTAATGTTAGAGATACAGAGACAACAGAAATACAAACGCAAATAGAACAATTACAGCAAACAATAAATGAACAGATGGTAGAGGGTGCTGGTCCAGAAATGCCAGAAATTCGTACCGAAACTGCTGCTGCAACACCAAGTCAAGAACCAACTATTCAAACAGGACAAGATAGCGTTAGCACCACTTTCACAAGTCGACCATTAGTCGCCCAAACAGGACAAGATAGCGTTAGCACCACTTTCACAAGTCGACCATTAGTCGCCCAAACAGGACAAGATAGCGTTAGTACAACGTATATAAGTCAGGCACCATCTGTTCGAATAGAAGAACCTGTTGCTGGTAGACCTATACCATTTGTTTCTGTTCCAGCACCAGCACCAGTTGCTGTTGCACCACCATATGATGAGTCAGGAATAGTTGGCGGAAGACAAGCACCAGTAGAACCTCCGACTGCAGTAGAACCTTTACTCGGTAGACCTATACCATTTGTTTCTGTTCCAGCACCAACACCAGCACCAGTTGCTATTGCACGACCATATGATGAGTCAGGAATAGTTGGCGGAAGACAAACACCAGTAGAACCACCACCTTATGATGAAACCGAAAGACTGAGAAGAAGACCACAAAGACCGCCAACACCAGTGTTAGCACCTTCTGCACCACCACCTAGAATTGTACCCAGTGGTGCACCTCAAACAGTTACAAGAGTTACAAAACCTGTTGAAAGTATAGATGAAATTAAAGAATTGATTGCAAAAACAGAAGGCGGTGCTTTGTCATATAACGCTATGAACGTACCAGTAATTAGAAACAGAAACTCTTATGATGAAGCAACGAGAAAAAAGATATACAACATATTGTATAAAGATGCTGAAATTAAATCAGGAAACATAGATGTAACGACGGGTAAAAAATTCGAAAAAGATTTAAATGATATGACGATGCAGGAAGTAATAAGTTTGGCAGAAAGAAGAGAAAAATATTATTCCGATTTTAAATATGATGGTAAAAAAGTCGATTTAGCAGTAAGCGGAGCATCAGGTAGATACGGCTTCACGCCAGCAACTATTGAAAATTATGCATCTAAATTGTTTGGTCGCAACTGGAAAAATGAACTTTATGATGAAAAAAATCAAGAAGAATTACAAACACTTCTTTTGAAAAGTAATATATTAAAGATTGAAGAGGAAAAAATTCCTATTTCAACAGCGTTCTTATACATGAAACATTTCTTTGGTTCAAATTCATCTAAACCATTGAAAATTTTAAAGGCGAATGATGATGAGAAAATGTCAGAAATAATGTCAAAATTACAAATTAAATATAATCCAGTTCAAGCCGCGATGACAGTTAAACAATATAAAGATGATCTAATCAAAAAAGGTTTCACATTTGATCCAATTGATACAAAAAAATTAATATCCGATGAAGAGAGAAAAAAACTACAACAAACTGGTAGAAATGTACCGAAAAATGTGAATGATGCAGTATCTTATATACGATCTAAAGTGACTTCTCTCTCAACTGAAAATATTGATTCGAGAAGACAAGCATCTAATCGTTCAAATATTATCATCGTCCAAAATAACAATACAACAGTTCTAAATCAGAGAAGAGTTATGGCTGCAATTCAACCGCAGCAAAATATTAATCCAGGATTAGGAATAACATAAGATGGCAGCACTATCGAAAATATCAGAAATTATTTCTGAATTGAAAAAACAAAATAAAAATGAGCCAGATGTTAAATTGACGAGACTGGAAATAATTTTTATGGATATTCTTCAAGTTCTTAAAACGAATATTGAAGAAATGAAAATGCGTTTTGCGATTGAAAGAACCTTCCAAGAAGAAAAAGATTATGAAGATGAGAGAAGACATCGTGAATTTATCGAAGTACTAAAACAATTTGTCTCACTCGAAAAGCCACCTACTGTCATAGAAGAAGAGAAAAAAGAAGAAGAGGGTGGTTTTCTTGATTCACTTAAGAAATTTTTAGTTGGTTTAGTTGAAAAAATAAGTAATTTGATGAAAAGTATTTTAGGTGCAGTGGGTAAATTAGCTAAACTACTTAAAAATTTTGGTAAAATTTTACTGAAAGTTGGAAAATTTCTAGGCGGCGGCTTAATGAAATTATTCCGTCTAATTAAAAGCCCAGCTGTGGTTGGATTTTTACGTATGTTAGTTACAAATCCTTGGGTTGTTGGTGCTCTACTTGCAAGTGCCGGGCTTTATGCACTTTACAAAGTCTTAGATAAAGATAGAACACGCATTACAGGTGATGAAGCAGCAAATGTTCTAGAATCTGGAACAGTTCAAGATGTTCGTCTTTTTGCAAAAAGATTAAACGAACCTGAAAAAATGTTCAATGAAGAAGAATTGAAAGCGTTCAAAGAAGAAAAAGATCCAGAAAAGA